TAGTATACGAAAAAGGATTGAAGAATTATACAATAATCTATCGAATGAAACAGATGAATTTATATCTGAAAAAATTGAAAGAGAATTAAGACATTTAGATTCAAAGATAGTCTTAGCAGATGGAGAATATTATTCTGTAGATGCAATTATTAACGAGGCTAGGGAATCTAAGAAAAAAAGACACAATAATATAAAAGGTAGCGGACAAAATTATTATGAAAAAATAGGATACAGATACGATAATGGCATCAATGTAAATGGATTAAGCAGTGAACCATTAGCTGGTAAGAAATATTGGTAGATAGCATAATACCCACTACGTTTTAGTAGTGGGTATTATGATTTTAGAATTATAAATAAAATTGTGTATTAGATAGCTTTAGAATACCAAGGTATCCCTTTAGATGGATTACCTGCTATAGCCCACTGATATGGTTTAGTAATAGTTGTTCCTTGACCTATATTTATTGTAGCTGTATTGTATACATTTACATTACCAGTGCCTGACATCATACCTGCGCCTGTAAAATTACCATTTAAAAGCGGATCGGATTCTTGTGTACTGCTTGGAAATGTCGCATACATATATATTACAGTATCAATACTTATATTATGGCAAGTTGCATTAACCCATAATTGGTCGGGTAAAACAACCATACCAGTATCTGCATTATACGTACCAGATAAACCAATATTAGTAATGTATGATGTAGGAGCTGGAGTCGGTGTAGGTGTTGGAGATGGTGTGGGTTCTGGAGTCGGAGATGGAGTAGGTGTAGGTGTTGGAGATGGTGTGGGTTCTGGAGTCGGAGATGGAGTAGGTGTAGGAGTTGGTGTAGGAGTTGGTGTAGGTGTAGGAGTTGGTGTTAGTTTAGAATTATCGTAATTACTCTCTTTAATATAAATAAAGCCACTATGAGCTTCTAGTCCTAAAGGATCCCATTCAATAACATTATTTGCATTTGCATCAACAGAAAATAATATATTTTGAGCTAATCCATTTGAATTTAATATGCTTATTGTAAACGTTCCAGTATTATTCATTATTGTACAATTACCGCTAACATTATCTACATTAGATGCAGATATTAGATCAAAGTATGTACTACCTGTTTGAGTAATATCGTGTATATTCCAATTAACAATTGTACCATCAACAGTATTACTAGTATTAATAGTAAAAGTTATTGTTGTGCCTGGTGGTGCTATATCAAATACAGTATAACCAGGACCAGTACTATAGCTAATTAAATTTGATTTATCAAAAAGTACATTGCCTACAAATCGCGGTAATTCTAGAGTAGAAGTCGGTACAACATATACCCTAATACGTTTATCACACATAAGAGTGCCATCAATATAATTATATACTCTATTACCGCCTACATAATAATACACTATTTGATCAAAATAACCTAATGCTATTGAATTAAAAAATGTATTATGAAAATTACTATCAACAATTACATCAAATGCACCAATATTATTATTAATAGTAACTAGACCAACATAATTAGTATCAGCTATACCCCAAGTTAATTCAGTACCATTTGGAATATTTAATGTATGTACATCAATTGTAACTAATACACCACCAGTACCACTAGTATTGGGTGCATTATTTGAAATTAAACTAGTTATTATAGGTGTGTTAGATGGGCTTGGCGTAGGAGTTGGAGTAGGCGTAGGAGTAGGTGCTACTGTTAAAATATTATAATATAACTCAAATTCAGCTCTTTCCAATCCCAAACTAAATGCTGTATTATCCTCATAAGTACCGGAACCCCAAACTTTTACACAAAAAAAACAAACTGGGTCATTGTTAGATAAATGAGTAACTGTTATGTTTATTCCACCTTGATTACCAATAATTACACTATCTTGATTCTCTATAGTAAATGCTATTGGTTGAGCACTGGATTGATGGAATTTATCCATATTTGAAGAAGATAGAACCCATTGTAAATATGAATTATCTGGAACATTTTCTGTATATATTGTTACTGTAAGTTGTTTTGGTAGATTTAAATCTAAATCTATTCTATCGTGAACACTACAATATATTTCAGTAATTTTTGGTACTGATGATGAATCTGTATTATCTTCAATGTACTTTCCAATAGAACCATCTAAGAATATTAAAGCATCTTTAATTGCTACTAAATCATCTTGACGATCACCTGTAGATGTAGTATCCGGAATTGGAAATCCTAAATTTGGAGAAAGAGTGGTTGGCATATTTATTCCTTAGAGTAATGAGATCGGCAAAATGCCCGTAAATTTATGTATAGCATAAATCCCGTTCTTACAGAAGCTATCACCGATTCATTTTTAGTTTTGGTAGCATTATTTACTATTTGCTCACTTAAATCTCTAATTCTCATTAACTTCTCATCAGTGGATCTAGAACTCATATACGACCCTCTGAGTTTAGTAATAAAAGTAACTAAGTCGCCTTTTGATCTAAGTAATTCTTTATGTTCTGATAAGTAATCAAAAGAATATTCCATGATTAAATCTGTGGCTTCTTCTACAATATTATTATCTAAATGTCGATAATTAGTGCTGCACCATTCTAATGTTTGCACTAATAGTTTTGGAGGCATAGTCAACATTGCATTTGCTACTACGTCTACTAATTCCTGTCTAATAAAAGAATTCTTATCAGGAATTATGCTTCGTATATATCTAGTATAAATTCCAATGTTTTTTGTTTTGTCTTTTAAAACAATTTCGCCATCAGTTTCCACTAATGCTTTATTACTAGATATTCTAGTACCTTGTTCAGATACTTTCATGTGTAGTGCCATGATATTCTTGAGCATATCTTTTACTCTACCCTGAACATCGTTCAACATTTGCACTACTCTATAGTCATCATCTAGCTTCTTAATTGTGGTAGCCCATATAGAGTGCATGGCTATAACTTCATTAGCTCTAAATTTCAGAGCGCCACCCCAACTACCTTGTTGCTTTAATACATATTTATAACTTAGTTGTGCATATGTAGCTGCAGCTACTTCTGGGTCAGCTGGATATCTAAAAAATCTAAATAAAATTGATGTTAAGAATTTATATTGTAAGTATAAACATACTCTTAGCTTTCCTTCATTTCTTTGTTCTTCATCTAATAGTTTGCTATTATCAAAAGCATGAATGAGCCAGATACAAGACAAATTAAAAACATCACTAGAAATAATTCTACTAGCTTCAATGTCTTTGAGAGCATGTAATCTATCCTCCAATATGTGGTCGTCTACTTCTAAAATATCTATGAATAATTTATCTCTATCGTCATCAGTAAATCTAACTGTCTGAACTCCAGTTAAAGATCCACCAAAAAATTCTATATGTTCTTGTTTCTTGTTTACAAAACTAGCTTCCATTACAGATACTTTTTTGAGTAGAATTTTATCTATCTTTATATGCGCGCATTCTTCTTCAAATATTGATTTAATTGAATCCATGAGTTAACCCACATTAATTTGGTAGACATCGTTATTTTTAACTACTACTGTGCATGAAACACTTTTACCTTTTACACCTTCTTCGTTTGTAAATTTATGGGTTTTATTACCAATTTTAAATGATACTTTATTACCAGTAATAGTCCCATGGTATTTTCCATCGACCATTTTATTAGAATTTACGTATGCTTCTAAACTATTAAATAGCTCAATACTATTTTCATTAGCTAAGGATTCTAATGTGGCCGCAAATGGATTTGTGTTAATTGCATCTGGTTCTTGTGATAACGCCCAAAAGTTTTTTTCAATCTCATCATTATCTTCTAATGATACTGTATCAATAACTATGGCAGAGTTTTCTTTTTCTTCTGGAGTCATTCCGGTTATTGCATCAGATACAGTAACAACATCAGATGTATTTACTTCTGATTGTTTGACGCCATAAAGCATACCAACTTCTTGACCTTGTTCAGATAATTCTTTTCTGGTACCTGTAGCTGCTACCCATAGGCTCTTAGATACTATTGCATCATTTACTTGTGATTCTAATGTGATACCGGTTTCATCATCGGTGTCTTTTTTATATATTTCATTTAATGCTTTTGTATATTGAAGACTAAGTGGACCATCAGCAATCATATTTTTACCAGATGTAATTTGAATAATTTCATCTAAATATGGATTTTGTTGAATTGATTGTAAACTAATATTACGCATGATTATTCCTATTATTGATTAAATTACCTATGGCCACCTAGGGTAAGCTTAACTAGACGGCGCATTAATGAAGAATCATTGGCGAAAGCAGTTGCCTGCCATACGTCTTTTAGATAGTCTTCGTAGTTTTGTTCTGATTCAGAATACGCTTCTACTACTGTTTTGAAGATACCTAAAGTTTGGCCGCCTTGTAGTTCAGCTACATCCATTTGAATAATTAATTCATTATAAATATAAGCTTTGACTGCATGCTCTACTAGTTTTGCGAATTGCGGATAACTTCTAGGTTGAATGTGATTCATGTTTTCATCATTAGCCAATATACATCTTAAATATCCATTGGATGGAATGCTCACCACATCTTTTATCATGATAGTATTTTCAGATATTAACTGAACATTAGCTGTAGAAGTAATTGGTATTTTATCTAATGCCGCCATCATCCCTACAGCTGCACCCATGAGTGCAGAATTTTCTCCTGAATTGTATTGGTTATTACCACCTACTGAACTTGTAGACGCATATGAGGATACTAAACTTTGATTTAGAAATGCTACATGCAATACGGAGTTAATGCTTCTACCCTGTGTTCTAGATTTAGGAATATGAATTACTGTAGTGAAATCATTTGGTTTATCAAATGGTAATTGCTCTAATGGAATTAATATTTCTGTACCGCCTACTAAATTACAATCCACTAACACCCTAGCACGAATAACTGTATTTAATATTTGATCATCTACATTTGTATTTGGTGTAGACCTATAATCATAATACTTTTGAATAAAAGTTTTTTCTAAAATTGCTTTAGGTATTCTATGTTTAACTTGATCAAGAGCATAACTAATAGCTGACATTTTGTTCCTTTTTTGATTCTAGATTAATAAAACCACATATTACTAATTTGGTATATGTCTTGGTTTAGCTACCTATAGTATTACTTTTTAAGGATTTTTTAATATGAAACTCAGTACAACAATTAGCGATACTATATTAGATAAACCTCCAGCATTTACGCCTACTGGATTTTTAATGGACAAAGTACATTATTCGGACATTAAAAAAATGTTCAATGCTTTAATTGTAGACGATATTGCAAATGTTATAAAAGGACATATCGATAAAAATATAGTTTATTTGGGTGAATTTTCAAACACTGAAGGAGAATTAAAATGTAGAATTACCATTTTTGAAATTATCGATTCTACTGACACCGTGGATACTAAAACAGATTGGTTTTATTATTCAAAACTTTGGTTTAGATTCAATAATGCTTTTAATACGTATGAAGCATTTATGGATTATATTGAAGAGTATAGGGAAGTCTTTTCGGTAGACTTTAAAAAGCCGCTAGTTTCTTTTTACATAAACTTTTGAGATTTTAATATGACGTCAATTTCTAAAAACGCTAATCAAGTAATCGCTTGCGGAGGCGCAGGCACCAATATTTTAGCAGAATTTTCTAAGATCGGTGTGACTGATCTGCCTGGTTTTGCACGCGTGATTCCATGCTACGTTGATACTAGTATGAGTAATCTCAGGAATAAACAAATTCCTGATGAAAACTTGTATCTATTTGAAGGTATTGATGGTTCAGGAAAAGTACGTAGTCAGAACTACGACGACATCTCTAAGAAGACAAAAGAAATTTTGCTGAAGTTTAAACCGACACCGATCAATATTATTCTACATTCAGCTAGTGGCGGTAGTGGAGGAATTATTGGAAGCGTACTGGTATCTGAACTAAAAGCTCGCGGGCATCAAGTAATCGTAGTTTTGATTGGTAGTACGGATACGCGTATTGAAATTGAAAACACCATCAAGACTTTAAAGTCATATGAATCAATTTCAGAAAAACGTGATTCATCTGTGGTTCTACATTATCTAGAGAATACTCGCCTAGAACCTCGTGGTGAAATTAATCGCCAGGCTAGGAAGTTTATTCAATCTTTAATGGGTTTGTATTCTGGCCAGAATGACGAACTTGATACAGCTGATTTGAAAAATTGGTTGAATTATACCAGTATCACGGGCGGTCAACCACGGTTAGCTTCTATCAATATGGCCGTTACCACAGAGGAATTAAATAGCGTAGGTACGGTAGTATCGGTAGCTACATTAGCTATGCCAGGTATGGAAACATGTATTGGTCAGACACCAGCATATCAATGTGTTGGTTATCCGCCTGCATCTTGGGGTGATAAAACTCTTGAGAATAGTCGTGTCATTGGTGACAATGCAATGCATTTTTGTATTAGCGATGATTTCATTCTAGACAATGTTACGCGTTTGAATAAAATGCTAACCGATGTCAATGACGTCTTTGAATCACGAAATGCACGAAAAAGTATCTTAGATAAAAATGACAATAAAACAGACGTAGGGATTATTCTTTAATTATTAAGGATTAAAATGTTGAACTTTTTAAAGGATATTAAAAACGCCTTTGGTAAACCGAATGTTTTGAGAATGAAAGCTGAAGAACTGTTAGAAGCGGAAATTAACTTGCTGAAAGCGCAATCTGGAATGGAGTACGCAAAAAGCATGGTGTTATATCATACCACTAGAATCGAAAGATTGAAGTTGGATATCAGCAAATCTACAGGCTAACAAAATATATAAACCTCAGCCATCATTTGACTAATGATGGTTGAGAGTTATATTAGAGCTTATTTTTTTAAACTAACTGAGGTTTTAAATGTCAGATGTTTCTGAGTTAATTGTAGAATCTAAATTGAAAATTGATCTAGAGGATTCTGCTAATAGAATAGAATATGAATTTGCTGATTATTTATTGCCAGCACCAAAAGGTATATATGTAATTAATAAAGTCGAACCAGTAATGAAAGATGGATTATTGTATTACATCATTGAAATAGACAAAGCTGGTAACATAAAAAGAATACCTGTATCAGATATTACAGATTTGAATTGTTGTGTGTATACATCGGTTAATGATTGTGATAAAACAGTTATACCTAAAATATACATGCTAAAGAAAGAAAAGTATTTAGGCACATCACCTGTGATGGCGTATAGAGGTATAAAAATATTAGAAGGTCTAATAAATCACCAAATCGATTGTTTTGTTAAATACAGAAAATCTAGCAAATCAGATACTTATGTAATAAAAAGTAATTTAATAAAATTAGATAAAAGCGTTTTAAATAAAACAATTTCTAAAATTATAGATATTTACGATGATAATATTTCTGAATCTATAAAGAACTTTTTAGGTTTAGCTAACTGGAATTTATATTTTACAAAAATAACCGATGCCAAAATATTAATTGAAAAATCAATAGATTGGAGGGCTTATCAATGGGCACTAATGGAGCAAAAGAGATTAGACAAAATCAAAGAAGATAAATTTGATGGGTTAGATGGATGTAATTAAAATGAAAGAATTTACCTATTTAATTTCATTAGAAAATGTTTACACTTATCTGGAGAAAAGTTTACACTCACCTAATATAGAATACCAGCCTAATGTGGTATCGAGTGTATTAGACATGTTAGTCGAGTCTTTATTAAATACGAATAAAGATTACGGTACAGGAATCAAAGAAATATGTGAATTATTATCCGTATATCATTTTAATGAAGTATTTGTAACAGAGATCTGTGATACATCAGTGAGTTTAATTCTGTCTAAGATAACTGAAATTATTCCAGACTTTGCTGATGATAGATGTAGAGGCAAATACACATTTAAAATGGTAAAACGGGCTTTGGTTAGGATTAAAATACAAAGGCAGTTATATGACTACTTCGATTAAACTATTAGTGAATATATCCGAGTTAAGATATTTAAATACTATTTTACAAGAAAAGTTTCCATATATTAATATGTTTGTATCGAATGGATTAAATTCTTTAATAGATTGTTTAATGACAATTTATGAATTGACTGAACATGATCAACTCATTTTCATTGAAGAAGTGATGAACGTTATTGATACATGCATATCAGAATACAGTGAAGTATATGAAGTTGAGTCCGTACATTCCGATGCAGCAATAACAGAGTTATATTCTTATGAATTTAGCTGTTACATAAATAGTCTTTATAATGTTATAAACGATCACATGAATAATCTATTAACATCTAAGTTCTTTATTGTAAAAAATTTTAATTCGTATGATAGATTAACAAAAATATACATGGAGTTATATATAGATGGATAAAGTAATTATATTGTCTTTTCATGATTTAGATAATTTATTAGCTTATATTGAAAAGACATCTAATTTCCCAATAATTGATATAGATGCTCTATTAGAAGTAGTAATAGATAAATTCATAAATGAAATTAATACAGACGTAAATACGTATACTAATGAAATAATGAAATCTAATATATTAAATGACAGAATGGAAATGGATACAAATGATTTTGTAAATCTAAATACATTGATATGTGAATTACTAACTAGTGTAAAAAATAAGTTATGTGAGCTAAAAATGTCAGGTAAAGATTATTTTAAGTACGGTTATCTTAAACGAAGGAGCGGTAATATTGTTCTACTTAAATGCAAAACAGGTCTACATTCCACCTGCTAATATAATTATAAGTATAGATAAACTAAATTACGGTATATTGGAATTAGAGTATAATACCGGGTTAATAATAAATGATGATGAAACATTAAATGCAATTTGCAATTGTATAATTGAAGAAAATTTAGCCATTACAGAAATAGAGTATTATTGTTTAGATATAGTAAGTAAATTTTGTAATGGTAACATTTATGGTGAGTTAGATTCTGTATTAAAGTTTTTAATATATTATGGAAATGAAATATTTCATAAAATAAAAACAATTGGATTATATCAAAATGGTATATTTCCTTTTGTATATAAACAAAGAAGATATGACTCAATACACTTTATGAGAAAGGATATTTTGTATGATCAAATTAAACGGGAATTAATAAAAAATGGACAATACTCCGACTTATATAATAATAAACGTTAGAGCAATATACTCGGAGTTTAAATCTAGATGTGATGATTTATTTAATAACGAACTAGATATAATTGAATTATTCAATCAAGCAATAGATTATATAACTGATAGTTATTTTTGTGATGATGAAGTTAGGTCACATATAAAAGAGCAATTGCTGAGATCTAGAAACCTAAATTCAAATAATCTAGAGATATTAATGATTCATCATCAATGGTTATGTCAAAGTTTATTAGAGCAGTTTAGAATATTGAACATATCACCGATGATAGATCATATTGATAATAACGAAATTTACCCATATTACTTTAAAAAATTAGTAGGTGGTAAAATAATTCTAAAACATTTCTAAAGGATATTTCATGCAGTATAATTTAAATATTAAGCAATCGTATAATTTTTTAATGAGAGCACCTGGAATACTAGGATACAGATATGATAATTCAACTGTACTAGGTATTATGGATTTTTCATCTGCTAAATTAGTAGACGATATAGTGGCTATTCATGCACAAGTCTATCCGGATTTACCGTCAGGTGTACCTAGGAGTGCTGAAGATTTAATATATGTAAAAATCAAAACTGTGGAAGGTACTATTAAAGTATTAGCCATGGATTGGATAGCTTATCAACCAGTAATAGTTACAACGACTAATATTAATGTAGCTATTAGCAATGTAACAATAGATAGCATTTCACAAATTAGAGACATCTTAGCAATGAATGGTTTTCCAGACATTTCAATTTCTACAGTTTAAAGAAATAATGCATATGTTGTGAGAGAAGTTGTTTCTCTTTACAAATTACGTTTAGAGTGTTTTTTTATGTGCGGTGGATATTTTCTCCTTTTGACCACAGGCATATACTTAAATATTTTAGATGTTGTTTGTGTCGTTATGTGTTATAGTCGTATAGACCTTCAAAAAGTCTATACGGCTCTATGCCGTAAAAAAGATAGAAAACAAACATGAGATGTAACCAATTGGAGAAGTCATGAATACAGAATTTGTAGACCCATTTGTGAAAAAACCAGATGAATATAAAAGAGATTTAAATATCCTAGATCACTATGTAAAAGATTCTGTAAATTTTTTACATATTAGCACAGGTCGCCCTCTAGAAGAGTGTATGGAATTCATACACCAAACGCTAGGTAGAGATGGAAAGTTTCCATTTAAAGACCCAACTGTGCAGTGTTTAGTTAGACAAGAAAACGGTGATAGAGAACGAGTAGAAACAAAGCTATCAGTATATTTAAATGATGCTATTAAAGAAAAAGAATTAATTGCACCTACATTAACTACATATGTCTACCCGTACGTTAATACATCTCTATTATCTTTATATATTGATGGAAACGTAAAGGCAAGAAGTGTAGCTAAGAAAGCAATGTTTGCAGCTGAAGCAGAAGGTAACATGGAATTAGCCAGTATAAAAAAGATTGAACAAACTAATAAAAAATTAGCTAACAATTCAATTTCTGGAGCACACGTTTCACCTAGTAACCCGTTATATAATCCTACTGCACATTCTACATTGACTAGCAATTGTAGAAGTACATCTGGATATGGGAATGCTAATAATGAAAAACTGTTAAGTGGTAACAGACATTATTGGAGTCACGATATTGTATTAAATAATATTGTTTCAATAGTAACACATACTGACTATGAGCAATTAAGTTTAGTAATTGATAAATATAATTTACATATCCCTAGTATAATTGAAACATTAGAATGTATTAAATACTCTACTGATTTATATTGGTGGGAAAGAAATTATTTTAAAGAAATAGAATCGTTAGTAAATAAATTAGAACCATTACAGAGAGCCGCATTTGTATATACAGGTGACTTACATCATTTAAAGAAATTAAACAATGATTTAATTAGAAACTTTATAATGAAATTATCAGCTAAAAAAACTACTGTAGATAATCCAGATGAAGTAATTAAGTATGCTCAAGAATCTCATTTAAACTTAGCTCACCAAATATGCACAAATGAAACAAAAGGAATCGGTAAAAAATATAACGGTATAAAAGGTACACAAGCTTATATCACATTAGCTGCCACGGTTAGAAATATTGAAAATGTAGTAACCGAATATTCTGATTTCATAAAAGTATTTTTTGTATCAAATAACATGCCAGCTAGTATGGCATATTTTCCTGAAAGTATTAGACGATCTGCTTTAACTGGGGATACTGATTCCACTATTTTTACTGTACAGGACTGGGTAATTTGGTATAAAGGTGGAGTAAGTTTTGATGATGAGGCTACAGCTGTGGCGGCTACTTTAATCTTTTTAGCATCGTCTACAATTGCACATATCTTAGCAATTATGTCTGCTAACTTTGGAATAGTAAAAGAGCGAATACACCAAATTGAAATGAAAAATGAATTCAAGTTTGATGTATTTGTACCAACACAATTAGGTAAACATTACTTTGCTACTATCAGTTGTCAAGAGGGAAATGTATTTGAAAAAAGAAAGATGGAGATTAAAGGAGTATACTTAAAATCATCAAATGCACCTAAGATTATAAATCAAACAGCTGTAAAAATGATGGATGAAATAATGCAAACAGTAATCGATGGTAAAAAGATATCGGCTGTAAAATATTTAAAACAGGTAGCTGATATTGAAAGAGAAATTGTAGCTTCTATTCATAGAGGTGACTTTACCTATCTTAGAACTGGTAGTATTAAAGATCCGGGCAGTTATACTAAAGAAGGTAGTTTATCACCATATCAAAATCACGTAATGTGGAATCAGGTATTTGGACCTAGTTATGGTTATATGGATGAACCACCTTATAACACTATTAAAGTATCTGTTGATTTAGATTCACCATCCAAGATGAAGAAATGGTTAAACGATATTGTTGATAAAGATTTTGCTAATAGATTAGCTGTGTATATGAAAAAGAATAGTAAAACAAACATTACTACTTTTAATATACCTGCTCAAATATTATCAGATAAAGGTATGCCAAAAGAGATTAACTTAGTAATTGATTACAGAAAGATTATGGGTGACATAAATAGTATATATTATATTTTGTTGGAATGCCTTGGCGTATATATGCAAGATAATAAAGTCAAAAGGTATGCGAGTGATTTTTATTGATTTTTTTAAAAAGGAATGATTATGCTTAATTATATTTATAGTAAACCCCGTGTATGTAAAAATACTAATATCATTAAAACATTTGATAGGGATGTTAAACTAACAATGTACATGAGTGAGCCAGTTACTGCTATATTTGATAACTTTTTATCAATGGAAGAATGTGATAAATTAATTGAATTATCTAAAAATAGACTCAATAAATCTACAACTGTAAATATGGATACAGGTACTCCGGAAACTATCACTAATAGATCTAGCGAAGGAGCTTTCTTTAATAAGACCGAAAGTGATTTTATAATTAATATAGAAAAAAGAACTTCTGAAATTATGAACTGGCCTGTGGAAAATGGAGAAGGCTTACAAGTATTATATTACAAAACAGGTGGTGAATATAAACCGCATTTTGATTATTTTCCACCTGAAATTCCAGGTAGTAAAATACATTTAGCTAATAGCGGACAAAGGGTTAGCACGCTTGTAATGTATTTGAATGATGTAAAAGATGGTGGTGGCACTACATTTCCAAAACTAAATTTAACAATAATCCCTAAAAAGGGAAGCGCTGCTTACTTTGAATATTTTAATGATTTAGGTCAAGTTAACCCATTATCATTACACTCCGGTGATCCAGTTATTATAGGTGAAAAATGGATAGCTGTTAAATGGATGCGTGAAAATAGATTCTAATTAAATGTCATATACCCTATTATCAATTAAGATAATAGGGTGTATGAAATAGTTCGATTCTAGATTTTTTCAGTCACATATAACTAATTTGAATAGGTATACTCAGAACGTCTGGGAGTGCTTTTATTTACAGTCCCACAGTGGACGAAAGGATTTCGTATGAAGATCATCATTTCCCGCGCCGCCGTTTCTTCAATTGACGCATTGAGCGTCAAGATGAACGTGGAACTGAGTCTCGTGGACGACAAGTCCGTGAAAGAGACACTGGATAGAGCGGTTGACTGCTCTATCCAGAAGCAGTTCAAAAATGTCAGCCTACGGGTTGACAATGCGGAGTATACACTAGAAATCGACGACGCAGTCGTCGATGTGCTGGCACCGATGTACATCAAGCTGGCAAGCTTGATCGCCACCGCTACGCCAATCTTGATGGCCATTTACCGGACATCGACGTCCGGTCAAGAAAGGCTCCAGCGCTGGATGAAGCAGCGCCGCTAGAATACATGGCACCCTAGGGTGCCATGTAAAGAAATCCTCACGGGTTTCTTTTTTTGTTTTAAAATGTATTTCGATGAACAGCATCTAAGATATTATCTATGTATACCTGAGCTTCATTATATAATTCATCAGGTAACATTATGTCTAACATTTGGTATGTATTGTTTTGTCTAAACGATCTAAGTATCTGATTTATAGTAGATTGGTTTCTGGCTTTTAAATGATCTTTACACAGATCAAATAAAAAGCTAACTGTACTCAATCTAGTTAAAACTAAACCCCAAGCTATTTGTGAAGTAGGCGCCATGTCAGGTAACATTAATGTAGCGTATATATCTTCATTGTAAAATGACGGTATTTGTTTTAAAGCTACATCAAATCGTAAACTAGTCTTAGTTATATTTTTTAATATCTTTACTATTGCTAGGTCAATAAAAGAATCATAACTACTTAACACAAATGAATGATTTCTAAATGAAACATTCTTACCATCATTTATATCATAAAATTTTTTTGTCAATCTGTTAAACAAACACAGATCCATTTGTTTGTATAACATATTTGGTAATACATAACCACCGATGAATTGAGTAATGGGTTTAGGGAATTCTTTTAATCTTTGCGCTCTTCTAAACGCTCTATATTGTACAGCTAACATCGGTATGTTAATTAGAATTACCGATAATCCAGCTTCAGCTGAATATGCTTCACCATTTGGAAGATGAATATCTAGATCAGATTTTGGATGTAACAATGGAGTAATAGCTGATACATTCATCCAGTTTCTATCTACTTCTTCAAAGTCAAAATAATCATCGGTTGCTATTAATAACTCAGGGCTATCGTTTCCATAGAAAGTTCCTTTATGAAAATACCCTTTATAAATTGGAGATGTCATTTTCATTAGCATGGAAATATTCATAGCCACAGAATCTACAGATGCATAATACCGTTCTAATTCTAATGATTTTGGAACACCGATACTTTGTAATAGCCTAACTAAAAAGTGATTACTTTTTACTGCCTTCGGATATGTTTTATGATACTCAATTACTTTGTTTATATTTTTATTAAATCCTCGTTGTATAAACGGCCACTCCTGTGGCTTCATTACACCTACTTCTACTAATGGTGCATTTGTAAAAAGCTCAAACATGAATGTGGTCCTATTTTAATTAATTAGAAATTGCTACACAATATTTAAATTAGTAAAAAAATAAAAGAGACAGTATATAATGTAGAGAGATATTTACTTATCACTTCACTAAAAGTCCTAATAAGATTTTTAGTTTACATAGAGCTATAATACCTGTTGTTAAAAATAATTAGATCGAACTATATTTTGTACAGATATTCATTTGTACGGATAAGAAAACGTGTAATCGATTCTAGATTAATAAAACCACATATTACTAATTTGGATATACTTAATTTATCCAAAACTTTGCAAAGTTTTTCATGTCAGTTTTTTAAAAGGAAATTTAAAATGGCTATCAATAGTAACATTCCAAATGCAAAATCTTCTGCATCTATTCCAGCATCTTCAACATATCAAGCACAGCCAATTTTTCAGACTAATCCGCAAACCGCTCCAACACAAACCGCACCATCTATGCCACGCATGAGTTTCATGAAACTCGGATCACTGGGTGGACTCTCACGCTCACCTAGTTCTGAAATACTTCAGAAAACAATCAATTTACTAGGCGAGTATTATAAAGCAAATACTGAAAAAGGTTGGGAAGTTGTTTTGTTACCAGTAGATAATTGCAAAGAAACTAATCTTGCGTTTTCTGGAGTCATTGTTTGCGTGAAGAAAACAGCATCACCCCAAACTGGTGTAGCTTATCATACGTTGATTTTAGAAGAATCTGGAGAACCTATCCCTCCAATTATTCAAACATACAACGATGGTCAGACATCTACACAGTTTGAAGAGCAAAGAGCAGCTTGCGATGCTTATAACGATTTGTACGATAACACTGTTCGTGAAATTGTTAGTCGCGCATATCCAAATACCGCGATGACGACAATTGATGCACAAATTGTTCCACGTGGATTTGATCTAGAAAATAAAGATTTGTTACATGCATTAGCTTTGAATGCACAACTACCTTGCTACACATACATAGAATCTCAAGAAAATGATTTCCAGGAAATTGATTTAACTCAATTAGAACGAGATGCTACATTAGGTGTACGTATCAGTTTCAACGAGCCACAACGAATTGATTATGCCGGACTGCCATCTCGTAATGATATCAATATTGCACTGACCGCTAGCAGCATTAATCGTAATCAGCAAAACTATTCTCTGAATAGTCAAGACAGAACAAAAATGATTGCTAGCATCGGTGGTTATATTGATCCAATTTGGGCACCTTTAGATAATAGTGGATTTGCACCAATGCAAATGTACAACGCGCCTCAACCAAAATTTGCTGCGCGGTTTGTAATCACTGACTTGGAAAATAAAACACGCACGACTATTCCTGCTCAATTGTTAGCACTAGTAGCAGGTACAGTTTTACGTGAGAACAATAATTGGTACCCGTATTTTTCACCACGTCCTAAGAGCGCTGTAAAAAAAGATGTAGATATCCGAGACATTGGTGCCATTAATATTGAAGGGAATGTGTTCAATGACCCATCTGGATTTGGACCATGCGTAGATACCAAAGCTGCTAGTTTTACACCATTAGAATTAGGTCGTTTAATTCAATCTACATTCATTCCAGGTATTTACTTTTCATTAAAAGTGTCTGAATGCGGAGCTGATACATGGTATAATTCACCATTTGGATTAGCATCATCTAATCATCCGGGCGCTATCAATAGTATCTTGAAGGGAGCTGACAAATTAACTGGCGGATACTTTAGCCAGTTCTACAGTACCAACGAATCACCAGTTCTAATTAATAACGAACGGGTACATACGGGGTGGTATATTGATTCAGATGGAACAAAACGTGATATTAGTGACATCGATTATTTGGCTATTATGAATATTGTAGGTAAGAAAGACAATAAAGCTGGTAGCATGTGGCAAAATACATTCTTGTTTGAAGGTAAGTCTCTACCGCTACGACTGTCGACTCGTCGTAAAATGATTGAGTCTGTGATTTCTGGTGAGATTCGTTATACTGGTTTTGCACGTATCGTAACATTTACAAATCGTTTTATTGAGAGTCTAACTAAAGCTTGTGTTAAAGCAGGTTTGGATCTACGGACTATTAATCCAAGCGTCAGTGGCGATTACTTTGCACAACGAGCACGAGCTGAGTATATGAGTCAGGTACAAGTAATGCCAGGTAACACTGGTCTATTTAGTCCTGGTTTTAGTGGTCAGCAAAACAATCAACAGCGACCCACAATGTTCTCAAACCGTATCTATTAATTAAAAAAAAATAATCAGAGATTGCCTTTAAAAGCGATCTCTGTTATTTGACCTCTATTAATTTTTTAAAGGAATTTAAATGGGTGTTTATTTAGCATTAAATAATGGCGACGATCTTTTTAATGAATCCACAGTTACGCCTATTGTAGTTAACGATATTAGCACAGTGACTGAAACCGAAAGAGATTATGTAGATAATTTAATTTCTACTAGAACAGAAAGTGAGTTAATGAGTAATGAACCGTCTTGTGAATGCGGTAAACTAAAGAGCGGTTATAATCTTGGGTTAGTTTGTAGTAATTGTAAAACACCTGTTAAAGAATTATTTGATCAGGAATTACAAACACTAATATGGATGAGATCACCTGTTGGTGTAGAGAAATTAATAAATCCAATGGTATTAATACAACTGAGTGCCAAATTTACAAAAGCTAAATTTAATATAATTGAATGGCTTTGTAATACGGATTACAGGTCAGCTTATAATAGACCGATCGAATTAGATCAGCTATTAAATCTGGGGGTACAAAGAGGTTATAATAATTTTGTTAAAAACTTTGATCAATATATAGAAATATTATTCTCATTAAAACACTTTAGACCTAAGAAAGGTGTTCGAGAATATTTACAAGAACATTTATTACAAAATAGAAGTTGTTGTTTGAGTTGGCATCTTCCTTTACCAAACAAATCTTTGTTGGTTATTGAGGATACTGAAGTTGGAATATTCGTAGACCCAATTGTTGTTGGAGCAGTAGATGCTATTAGAACAATTACAGGTATTGATACAAAATTATGTACATTCACCCAGAAACAAAGAGAAAACAGAACTGCTAAAACCTTATTTATTCTAGCTGATTTTTGTAATAATGTATACGAAGATATCATGGCTAGTAAAGGAGGGTTATTTAGAAAACATATTTTTGGTAGTAGAAATTACTTTTCTGCTAGAGCAGTAATTTCATCAAATACAGTAGCGCATGAATATGACGAATTACATATTTCATGGGGCGTAGGCGTTACTATGTTTAAAATTCATTTAACAAACAAATTGTTAAAGTTAGGTTTTAATCCTACAAATGCAGCTGCATTATTACAGGAAATGACTTGTAAATATAATGAATTAATTGATAAATTATTTCAAGAGTTAATTGACGAGTCCCCTGATAAATGTATATATTGTCTGTTTTCAAGAAACCCCTCATTAGTACGCGGATAAACAATACTCCATTAACTGGTGTGAGTAACCATAGTATGATAAACTAATAGGAATTACTCATGCTAAGACAATATATCAAAACTAACGAATTAACTATACCTTATTCGGACAATGTTTACACAATAAACGTTGAAGGTATAATAAAAAATATTTTAACTGGAGAAATTGTTAAACCAGAAGAAAACGGAATATATTTATTAAAATTATTTAATTGCCTTTCTAAATATGATATAACCTGGTTAATGGCTATAACTTTTAAACCTGTTTATAACTCAAGTGTTTTTATAAAAAACTGGACAGTGTTAAAAAATAGTGAAAATAAACTTGATTTAGCTGAATTAATATGGAAACCACCATTAGGTGGACAAGATGACCCATTTTTAAACGGTTTTAAAATCATACCTGGTTTTAGTAAATATTGTATAAACAGATACGGTGTTGTTTATAATAGAGAAAGAAATTTTTATGTAAGTACTAGGCAAGCAAACTTTAGAGTTGAAAACACCTATATCAATTTTAATATTGAATGTGATAATGGATACAGAACAGTATTAGGTGTCCATCGCGCAATAGGTTTAGCATTTATAGAATATACCCCTAATGTAAATCAACTAACCATTAATCACATAGATGGAAATAAGTTTAATAATGATTTAATTAATTTAGAATGGGTTACCTATAGTGATAATAACATACACGCAATGAATACTAAATTAAGGGATGTTAAACTTGAAATTTTTATTAAAGATTATCATACAGGTACCGTAAATAGATTTAATAGTTTAACTGATGGCGCTAATTATCTAGAAATGAATAGTGGTACACTGCACTATTTTCTAAAAAAACAATCGCTTATTAAATTTAGATACTTTGTTAAAATTGTTGATAATGATTGGCCATTGTATAAAAAAACAGAATTAGAAGCATTTGAGAAAATCTATAATTTGCATAAAAATGATTTAAAGTGCTATGCTAAAGATATTGTTACAGGTATGAAATACTTAGCTGACTCACCTACTAAACTAGCTAACGTTTTAAACTTTACAAAAGATGAAGTTAGAACAGCCGTCGAATCACCGTTCGCGTGGCCAGTTAGAGGATTAGTATTTGGATTTTTAAGTAGCCCTAAACCAGATAGAAAGTATACAGAAGATGAAATAATTGCTTTTAAAAATAAAAGAGGTATTAAAAATCCCATTCATGTTACTGATCCGAACGGTAGCGTGAAAGTGTATTGTAGCCCGCGTGAATTTTCTCGGTTTCTATCAAAAGGGAACCGGTACGTGTCAGATTGTTTGTACAGTAATAACGGCGCGGCTATAATAGACGGGTATAAAGTTAGATATATTGTTTAGTTAATATAAAAATGTCCCTTTTACAAGTAATTGTAAAAGATAATCCATTTAATTGCTAGGAGTCCCTTAGAGCCAAATCACTACTGCGAGACGAAAGTCAAAGCGAATGTTTGAAAACGATTTGGATTGGGTAACTATGCAGCTAAGCTCCTAAGTTTGCATTTATTGATCAAAAAATCTTAATGTTGCAAATATGCGAGAAAGTTCAACGATCAGAGACGTCGGTCTCGTAGCCATCAAGTGATGTGTGAAACGGTGGACATCCTAACAGCTAATACTGAGGATGAAGACATGATCTACTATCCTAGAGAAATTTTAGGGAAGTTCCTGTTTATAATAACAGAGAGAACTGCATGTATTAACGACACATGTGAATACAAGGCATGCCAGAGAATGAGGATTACTAAGGTAAAGACGGACCCAGATGACCCCACATTAACTTTATCTATTTTATCGGTTAGAATCCAAAATGCTTGACCGAAAAAGTAGGCTACTATGTCAGTAATGACATATGTAAAATCCATTGAATTGCTGGAAACTCTCGCTAGACTAATATACTACAATAATCCTGAAAAGAGATTATGATAGTTTGAAAAATATTAAGTAGAGACAATCAGCAGCCAAGACTCTAAGTCGAAAGATATGAGTAAGGTTCAACGACTAACGCATAAGCGAGTAGGGGTTAGTAACCCCGAAGCAGTGGACTACCAGTTTACAAACTGGTAGAAGATATAGTCTGTTCTGTATGGAGACATATAGCAGGTACAACATACCGGGTCAATTTAACGAATTGATTGGACAAAAGGATTTCGACGGTAAAATTTGAACGCTGTCATTAAAACTTTCTAACTGACGGGAAACACTTTAGAGTCATTTCTACTAAACTAATATTAGAAATTTATTAGTGGCCAGAATAATTACCTGGGTATAGTAACAAAGAAATGAATTAGTCAATCCGCAACTAAGATCCTACAGTAATATATTATTACCATGGATAAAGCTCAACGACTAACGCGCAAGCGAGTACACTCAAGTGAGTGGAAATGGAAGTTACTATTTACATAGTAAAGATATAGTCTAAACGTGCATGGAGACATGCAGCAGCTTAGCCGCTCGTGAGAGTCGCTGTAGCGGGTTAGGAATAACGAACCTAATTGAATCAATTGGATCAGATGAACTTAATACTGTTAATGGATAATGACACTATAGATGAAGCAGAATCGTTAGCACCGCATAAAAATATGTTTGACATTAATGAACATCGCGGTCTTTCAAAATGCGCATCTATACCTAGTCCTGTAGTATCTACCATTAGTAACTACATGCACTATGATATCAGTAATCGTGAAATAAATCCAATTAAACAAAACTTTTTGGAACAATTAGCTTTTAATTAAATAGGAGTAATTAATGAGTTACGCTTTTCCGTTAACAAACATGGGAGCGGCTGATGAATTTAATGCTTTATTATACGGCGAAACTCATCCATCTACCTTGAATTATCTTAGAAGTCAATTTGATAATTTAAGTAATACTTTAACAGAGCCAGCTAAACAATTTATGGAAAAAGGTAGAGAGTTATATGAGTATTTTCATAATAGTGACGCAATGAGATTTGCTAGAGATGTAGTAAATCGAGTAATGGGGACTACGGAAATTAGAATAGATAATATCAGAGAACTATCTGTTTTATGTGATTTTCAAGATGCCGGATTAGTAATGCAGAGATGGCTAATGGCTAATCCTACTACTAGAGAAATGTATCATAATCAAAGAATTGATGGATATTCTACTAGCTATGTAGACATGAGTCCAGGTGATATTGGAGAAAACCATTACGATTATAGACGCGTAATGGATTGTATGGTACAAGTATCTGAAGATGATTATAAAATCGTTCAGTACATGGATCAATTAAAGGAAGGTGATAGAGATTTATTACTTTATGAAAAAACTGATATATTATCTGGTTGGACACAATTGGAATATCTGTTAGCTCTATGTAGAGATGATCCAACACATTCCGATGGAGGAATGATGTAATATATGGTAGTGCAGAAACGCACTACCATTTTTTTGTAACTAGGAGAAATATGTCAGATCAAATAACCCCAGTACCGACTTTATCAACACTAGGCTACATCACTGATGCTGTAAAAAAATTTGATTTCTTATTGAGTCATTTCTTCTTATCTGATTATAATCAAACGTATTTATACAAAGGCCATGTAACTAGTTTAACTCGGATTATAGAAAATAGTGGTAACCATATTGAATCAACTATACTTGGTTTAACTAACGGTTTAAAGGATTATCTTAAACGCTATTATCTTGATGCCGATGTTAAAGTTACAACACCTGATACGGAAGTTTCTAATATTGAATTAACTATTAGTATAACAGTAACGGAAGCTGGATCTAGTTATACCTTTATGAGATTACTAGAAGCTGTAGATGGTAAAATGCAAAAAATTGTAAAAATCAATAATACAGGAAATTAAAAATGAATGAAATTAAAAGTTTAATGGAAAAACAGTTTGATGAAAGGCTAGAATTCTTGAAGGAAGGTTTTGCATCAATGGAAAAATATAATGTACGTAATATTCCAGACATTATGTTCAGAACATATTTCTTACCGTATTTTTCTGGAGAAATGGAAGATAGTGATAATGAGGTATTAAGTACTTGGATTAATATTGCTGGGTCCACATATAGCGCTGTTAATATCCTAGATAATAATGGTAAGGTTATAGCAAGAGTACCACCTATTCATGATAGAGATGTGATCTCTCCTATAGTGAATAGAAATGAAGATTTGTCTTATATATTTAAACTAGCTAGAGAAAAAGCTAGTTTAAGTCCACGATTAGCTAATAACATTGTAAATGATGAATTGAATAATAGATTAAATAATTTATCAGCTGATCATGATTCAAGTACGCTGGAAAAGGAATGGATTGAATTATTTCAGTACTATGGAAAAATTACGATTAACAAAAAATCTAAAGAATTAGATAGTGATGATCAATATGAATTTGAATTCTAAACCACTTAGAATATCGGTCATTTCTGATGTGCATGTCGGCAGTAAGAGAAATGAAACCAAATACATTTTAGAAAATTTATATAATTGTTTTTCTAATGATTTACATTTATCTAATCTAGATATTGTATTTATTGCAGGAGATTTTTTTGATGACCTCTTAACCTATCCAAGCGTAGACGCTGGGTTAATTGATATGTGGATTTCTAGGTTTTTGAAGAAATGTAATAAGTATAATATTGTTGTAAGAGTGCTAGAAGGTACACCTAGTCACGATAGACAACAATCAGTTAGATTTGACGTCATAGCAAATATACATTGTAATGTATCTCACTCTTATGTAGATATTGCATACATTAAAACGTTAAGCGTGGAGTACATTGAAAAATTTGATATTAATGTGTTATACGTTCCTGATGAATGGAATCATGAAACTTCTGTAACTTTAACAGAGGTTAAAGAACTACTTCAAAGTAAGGATATTGATAAAGTAGACATCGCAATAATGCATGGTCTTTTTGATTATCAAATGGATGGAATGATAAAGGATAATATCAAACATAATAGTAAAGAGTATTTAGAGCTAGTAAAAGGTTTAATATTTATTGGACATATTCATAAACATTCTTCTTTAGATAGAATTTATGCCGGTGGTAGCTTTGATAGATTAGCTCACGGTGAAGAAGAAAGTAAAGGGTATTTAGATGCTACATTAAATCCTGATTATAGCTACACCGTTTCGTTTATAGAGAATACTAATGCTAGAAAGTTTTTAACTATAAATTGCCCATACGAAGATGTAGAAATAAACTTAAAAAGAATAGATAAAAAAGTAAAACTACTCAATACTGGGTCTTATGTCAGAATAACATCTAAGCAAGGAAATGCTATTACTAGTAGTTTAGATACAGTTAGAAAAAGATGGCCTTTATTAAATTGGAGCATGTTAATAAAAGATAAGGATGAAAAAGAAGACACAGTAAATGTAATTGATGAATCTATTTATACACCAATGATAATTAGTAAAGATACTATTATTCCATTAGTGACGGACAGGATTAATAAAATGAACATTGATAGTAATGTACTAGATAGATGTATGTTACACTTGAAGGAATTAACATGACTATTGTGTTAGCTGATAGAACTATGTCAGCTTTCCCAGTTTCTATTGGGACCAGTTTAGCACTAGAAACATTAGCTGATGGGCCCAATGAACCATATGACCCAAATAGATTAATACCGACCAGATTTGATTTGAGTCAGTACGATGAATTCTGGGTAAATAGTTTAACGCTATTTAGGAATATAATTGGAGCCTTACCAAAGAATGGTTTTAATGGAGTGATGCCAAATGACATTTGTGATATAATTGAATTTGAAGTTGATATAATTAAACAATTAGTAAAGGATATCACGTATGAGAAAACTAAAGTAGTAATCTATGCATCTGATTATGCTGGGTTAGAAAGAAAGTATCCGCATTCTAGATTACGGAACGATACTACTGAAAAGCAAAAGATATACACTGCTTTACTTGTAAAAAGTATAGGAGCGTATTTTAAGAAACAAGCTAAATCAGATTTTGTAAAACATTTTCATTTAGAAATAAAACCTAAAGTAAAAAATAAAGTGCTGACAATGACTAGCTATGCGTATGATTTATTAAGCGAGAAAAATTTCTTAGAGTTAGATTTACTAGAATCACATACTGGTGTACTTAAAAAGAAAGACACGTGGAATACTAAATATTTAGATCACAAAAATCTAACGAGAATACCGTTTAATGAAACATTTTTACAAGTTTTTGGTGATAGTTCTACATTCTTACCATGGCCTAAAGAAACTAGGGAAAATATAATTGCACTAGCAGAAAAAAACAAATGGACAAATGTAACAAATAAAGAAAGAATAAAGTTAAATATTAAAAATCTAATTGACCCATACACTATTACGATTTTGTTGCAAATGCTAAAGTAGAAAAAAGATAAACTTTAACAATGTAATGCACCGACATTAATTTAAAAGGAAACTAAAATGGCTGAAAAAACTGAGAAAGTTAAAACTGCATTAAATAACTCTAAGCTATCGCTTAGCTCACCTTGTCCAACTGCACATGGTAAATTCTCCCAATTACGTTGGGATATTTACATGAATAATCCCAGGATTATTGTAAGGACAAATGACCCAGGTGATGAGCAATATAATTATGGAATGATTACTGCTGCAATGGATAGTTTGGCTTTTTACACATTCTTAGAATTTCTAAAAATGACATACGAGTCAATGGAAGAAGTGAAATATAAAATTGAAAACTATGGAAATGAATATGTACAAGGTCAAAGAAGTAATGACCCTGTACATTTAACAGACACGTGGATTGGTAAAGACAAAGATGGATGTGTTTTTATTTCCGTCATTTCAAAAAAAGAAGAGCGCCCTGTAGTTAAATTTATATTTGGTCCTGGCGATGATCGTTGGCATAAATTCTTTCATTCTGACGGAACACAATATACAAAAGCAGAAATATCTGTAATTTATGCTAGAGCACATTATAATTTATTAAGCGAATTGATGGGTAACGTACTGGTCGCTAACTATGTGCCACCGCTACCATACAATTCAAATAAACAATCAGGTAGCAATTACCATAGTAACAAACCAACAAATGATGATATAACCGATTTACCTTTTTAACATTAATCATACTGTACATTAGTAACTATTTGTTGCTAATGTACAGAAATGATAACTAATAAACTATCTACTTTTTTTAAACCACATATTACTAATCTGGTATATATTTTTGAAAGGGTATTCATGCGAATCGAAATCTCTGAAGATAGTTTAAAAGATGGTATATTGCATATGTTTAATAACAACGATGTTATTAATTGGAGCATATCTTGTTTTGATAAAAAAGTATTTAGATCTGGTTACGATGTATTCAAACATATAAATCAGTATTGGTGTTTTTTACCTGGATATAAACAAGAGAAAATCTTTATTACGTTTAGTAAGATTAAAAATATGCTTGAGGAGATATATGAACCTTCTTTACTAATATACGGGTTATCGGATTTAGTGAAAGATTTATTTGATGATCATTTATTAGACGATGTTAACCATTGGATGAATTTTCATTCAGATATAACATTTGTTTACGAAATGGATGATGTATATATTGCCTCAGATGAAAAACCAGGTAGTAGAGAAAAAACATATTTGAAATCTGATTATGTTGAATTATTAGCAATGACAATATGTTTAAGAATAATGATACCTGTATGGGGAGAATTTATTTATAGAACAAAAAGAGAAACAGATACGTTATTCAAAGAGTTTTTTGCTTTTCAATTATTGGCTAAATCCAATATAATAAACTCGCCGCCAATGGAAAAATTGAGGGTATATGTATCAAATAATATTTTATCTGATAAACCATTATATCAGTCTATTATAAATGGAATTGGAAGCGAAACATATCCTGATTGGTTGCTTGCAAAAGTATTAATAAATAAACTTTGTATAGGCGATATCACAGGCATTAATCAAACATCTTCTATAGTTACCTTCATATGGAATTTTGTAAGTCATAAAGTAAATAATTCAAATACTGGAAACTTTGCTAATATGGTAAAGGCTAAAGAATTTGAGAGTGGAGATTCTTATAATGAACATAATGCTTCTAGATTAGAAACATATAAGATAAAAACAGAATTACCTTTAGGCGATATTGTAATTCTTGAGCATTACATGGATAACCCGGTTAATGTTGCATTGCAATTAAAACCGAATGTTAATTTGGAATTATTAGAGTATTTTATCAACAATAGTAGGTTAGCTTTAAATGATCAACAAATATGGAAACCACAAGTAGCTATTGCTCAGTACGTTTTAAAACCAGTCGTATCTCCTAGGGGAATTGATCATTTAAGTAAAAAACATGTTATAAATGCAATTGCAATAGCTCAAACTTTATTATGGGAAAGTAACCATAAAGTATTAGCTTGTTTAATGAGCGCCATTGCTACTAGTGGTGACGATGCAATGTTGAGTGGCATTGATTCTAGAACACGCATACCTGCAGACTTAATGAATGAACTTAATAAATGGTATCCATTTAATAAAATTAATTCTCAAAGAAAAAAAGGTAAGGTAGCGAATGTAATAATTAGCGCTATAGATGAAATAGAAAAAGAATTAAGTCAAAGAGATTGGTTATTAACTATCGGTGATGAATTTGTTTTAGAAGTAACAGGAAAAGACGGGAATAGGAGATTTAGTTGTCCACCAGATATTAAAATATTATTAGCACGGTTAATTATTGAGTTAGTAAAGAGTCGGTAACATTTTTTAAAAGGAAAGAAAAATGAGTTTTCATCAAACAACAATGTATGGCATGAAACAAATGCGTGTAGTAAAGTTTATTATCCAGGAAACTGGAACATATAACCAACAATGGAAACGGCCATTTGTAAGTAGCATGAATCATAAGACATTTAACACTATTGTGGAAAAGAGTGTCGGTAGTAAAGAAGTCTTAGCTAGTAATTTGACAGGTGTGGCTAGTCAATTTTTACACCCTAGTGCTCAACCTGAAAGTCACCTCTATATTCCAAACGGGTGGAATGAGCGTAGACTACGATTTTTCTTAGAGCTACAAATCGAAGAACAAATGGGGTGCATTATTACAGAATACGTAGTGGGTTATACTGATTATGCAGGAGTTAGTTTGAGTAATCAATTAGATCCTAATATGAGGTTCTTTATTAACGGGATTAATGCTACACGCTACATGTCACATACGACACCATTAGGTACGCAGTTGTATCAAAATAGTATTGATGCTAGTCACGTATTGATTAATAACCAATATTCCACAGTACAGTCCGGTAATAATTCTTTTGTAATGCGACCAGAAGATATTTATTTACAAATGGATACAGCAGATATACAAGTATCGGAAGGTTTAACTGATTTTCTAGATACTCAAACACTGTTAACTACAATTCCTATAAAGTCAAAAAGAACAAACGCTATTGCGCCAGTATACGTATCTAGTATCATTGACAGCTATATGAAAGTAAAACCTAATGAAGGTATTAATGATACGCGTGAGGAGATTTTGCATCGAGCTAGTAGCCTTAATAGCTCTAATAGCGTTAGTGAAGATCCATTCATGGCGATATTAAGAAGTAAGTACAATGGTAATGGTGATAGTTTTTGTTACGGTGATTTAATTGGCATTGATAACAATGTTGTTAATACAACGAAAGTATTACCACTAACAACTACAACTAGGGCTACATTACATCAAACAGGCTTAACATCCGATTGGGCTGCAGCTGACAATGAAACAGTTTTCGCTACATGCGTGAGCCAGTCTTTACCAGGTTATATGTTAGATTTTTGTATAAACTTAATACATATTCAAGCTACTAATAGAGATTTTGGAGGAAAAGTTTCTATACAGGTAATTGATGTAAAAAGCTTTATGCAGAATGTGGATATTACGAGTTACGTAAAATCTGTACTGTTTAAAGTAGAGTACGAGTTATTGCGTGACTTATCGTTTAATGGTCAAATGGATTTTGCAATTGATATTAAATGTGATTTACTAGGAGAAACTTGGATTAATTTATCGTTAAATTCAGGACCTTTTGTAATGTATGTTACACCTAGTTTCTGTGACGCACTAATGACACCGATGGTGACAAATAATTATTTAAACAGCGTTGGAATTGCAAATGATTTTAATAACATACTTTCACAAGTATCTGACAGTAAACCAAATTTGTCAATAGTGAATAATTTTAATTTCGGAGATATTTAATGAATATTATAGATTTTTATAAATCAATATTATCAGCAGGTAGTTTAGTATCAGATGATGAAGGATATATATCAGCATCCATTCGAGGTACAGCAATGCCTTTTTCTGTAGACGGTAAACGATTAGTTTTACCAACTAGAGAACATTTAAAAAACGGAGATTGGTCTAATAGAATTGCTTTTCATCCATTAAGCGAAAATGCAATGCGTCCAGAAAGTACAGTACTGGCTAAATTTAGAAGTGCTGTTAATACAAAATTCAATATGGTAATCGGTCAATTATTGACTGAATTATTGGAGATTGTATTAAATGTAGATATTCATCCTAAATTAACACCTGATCAGGCTGAGCTATTAACAAGCATTAAAGATGCGGATGAGAAAACTAAGAATGCATTGATTTCTTTAATTAGTGCAATGTCTAAAGATAATCAAGAGAAATGCATTGTTAGGTTATATCTAAAACGAAGTGCTGTTGTAAAAGGCATTAGATCAAACCGAGCTGTCATTGTTACGTTTCCTCTTTATAATGAATTAGTAAAAAATGATAAGCAAACATACGGAGTAACGCTAAGGAATAAAGACAGGCTTATTATAATGCATTTGCTTGAATACACTATTCCAGATATCGAAATTGAAAATTCAATGGATTATGGAAGTAAGTCACAAATTGCACCATTCTTGGATTCTCTAATGCATGGCGTAATGAATATTGCGTGTAGAATTAATACAGTAGTAAATGTGTATTCAGATTACATGTCAGTAAATGCAGAAGAATATTTATACGAGGATGATTGGGTCCCTATGTTTGAAAACTTGGGGCAAATGGAAAATGAAATTAGGTCCATTCCAATGTTAGCAGGTAATGAAGGTAACGTTAAAGAGCAACCTCCACCTGCAACTGCACCAACATATGCAGTAAATCCAGTTCAACCACAACCACAACCGCAACCAGCACTACCTATGCAATACCAACCACAGCAGTATCAGCAACCATATCAACAACAGTACCAGCAGCAACAACCGGCACCTAACCATGGACAAGTGATTAATCAAACCGGAACATTAAATTGGTCCGAATCTCTTCGCAATAACCCAGGTGTAGCAAACATCGGTAACCCAATGATGAATTATCAACAACCTGGACCTAGCCAATTAAGGGGGTCTTTTGACCCAAGTCAGTACGGTATGGGTGGTTTTAATCAGCCACAATACCCACAACCATATCAACAAAATGTTGGATTTTGTAGGATTTAAATAAGCATCATATATCCCCTACCGTAGCTGGTAGGGGATATAGTTTTTTTTAAAGAGACATTACGCCTGTAGAAATATATGAACTTCTTATAATTTCTATTTCTGTTTGAGACGGTATTAATAGAGAAGTAATACCTGGACCAAAATCATAATTACTGTAAAAATTATTTACTCGCATAATTAACCAATGATAACGTTGTTCTACATTAAGTTCATTTAATAACCCAAATAGATCACCGTCGTATATGGCTGTTTTTTTTGCATCTACAGAAACTACTCTTGTGCTAGTGCTTTTTCTAAAAAAATCTAAATGAGTTTCCAATGTATCCATAAAACTTTTTGAATAAAATAAATCATCTCCAGAATCTATTGTCATATCGTAAATATCCATTAAATTTCCTTTTAATTTTTTGTGATCACATATTACTAAAATGTGAGAATTATTTCTACTTAACTGAAAGGTAAAAACATGAACCAACCAAATGAATTACACCTAGATTTAATGTCCATTAGTGGTTTTAATCCATGGATTCAACACGACTCTTCTGGGCGTTTACATATGGTGAGTTCTCATCTTGGACAAATGCTTGTTATAGATGGGGCCACTGAAAGAAAATGTCAAACTGGTTTTGAAAGGGAATATGGCAAATATACTTTTAATGTTAAAATGCCAGTAGATGGACAGATTGTAGAAATTATTGATAGATACAAACCTACGCTTGGTGAAGATTCGATTAATGAAAATCCTCAGATCATTGTAATATATGAAGATATTAATACTAAAGAATTAGGTATAATTAGTTTAGTTAGATATTGTACAAATCATCAATATTTTGGATTTCAATACGTAAATAAGAATGGTTTAAATCAATTACATGTTGGAGCAATGATACCGAAAGATACGGTTTTTTTAGATTCACCAAATGTTACAGATGACAGTAATTATAAATACGGTATTGAATTAAACATCGCATTAATGACACATCCAGCATCATCAGAAGATAGCATTCTAATTAGCGATGATGTCTTACCTAAACTAAGGTTTAAGACATATGAACACAGAGTCGTTGAATGGGGTAACAAGAAGTTTGCTTTGAATTTATACGGCGATGAAAATAATTATAAACCATTTCCTGACATAGGTGATTTTGTAAGAAAAGATGGTATATTAATGGCTTTACGTAGTTTTGATCCAGATATTTTGTCACCGGTAGAGCAAAGTATTAGAGACACTATGTTGGTAGATGTTATATTTGACAGCACTACTTATGTTGCTGGTCCAGGGGGTAGAGTAGTAGATATAAAAATATATCACGATTTGTCTAAGACTAACTACGCTGATATGCATATGGATAAACAGGCACTCAAATATGATTTAGCTAGAAGACAGTTTTACAGTAATATTGTTTCTGTATGGAGAAAATTTTATAGGGAGCGAGGCGATGCTTTACAGATTACTCCAGAGTTTCAAAGATTAATCGTTGAGGCTTTATCTGTTACGAGTGAAGGTACTGGACAAAAAATTAGTAAGCTATATAGAAAAGCACCATTAGACGATTTCCGTGTTGAGTTTGTAATTGAGTATACAAACACACCTGGAAAAGGATACAAAATGACTTGCCTACATGGTTCAAAAATCTAATATCTGTAAAACTCGCCAGTGTAGTATATAATATGTAGTTAATTCAAAGGACACGTATTATGTATAAAAAAATACCTGGTAATAATGATTTTAAAATTTCTTTAAGTGGTAAAATAGTAAATAACGATAGTACGGAATGCACTCTGGAAATCGTCAATAATAAAGTAGTTGTTGAAATGTGGAATATAATTAGGCAATTGGATACTGCCTGGTTAAGTTTGTTAGCACATTTTGAAATCGATCAATTACATGAAATATTCAGGGATAAAATATTAAATATTTCCTTCACGGATAAAAATGCTAAATACTTAAGCACATTATCTTGTAAAACAATGATTATAAAACCAGCAATATCTTTTAAAACATTATCATCTAAAATGATTCTAAATGAATTTAGAATCATTCCAGGTTTTGTAAGATACGGAATAAGTAAATATGGTGAAATATACGATACAAAGACATCTAAATTAATATTCATACCTGATAACCGTGACTTGTCTCACTATTTATCAATTAAAATTTATAATCCAGATATTAATTCAATATGTAATACAATGGTGCATAGATTAGTTGCACTTGCATGGGTTCCAAATAAAGATCACATTGAAAAACCAATTGTTAATCATTTAGATGGAAATAAGAATAATTGTTACTATGCTAACCTAGAATGGTGCAGTTATAAACATAATTCAGTACATGCATATAAAAATGGATTACGATCAGATAACATTAAATGTAAAATAAGAAATGTTCATACTAAAGAAGTTGTAAATTTTACTTCGGTTAGAGATGCATGTGAATATATGAAAATAGACATCACTACAAAATTATTTAATTTAAAGAAAAAGACAAAACATAGATTAGTTTGCAATAAATACGAAGTAAAAGACCTACTTGACGATTCACCATGGTTTTATGAAAACCATGAATTAGGAACAAAATCAGGTAGATTTAATTTCATAGTCACGTATCCGGATGGCAAAGTAGAATCGCACCCGGATCAAAGAACATTCAAAAAAACATTTGGTATTTGGAATGTGAGTAACATTCAAGATCACATTGATCGTTTTAAAGAATTATATCCGGAATATCAAATAAAAATAATCGATAATTACAATGTGGGCCCTATCCAAGCTTACAAAGTAGATACTAGAGAAATATTTGAAAATAATAGTGTAATTCAAATGTCTAAAATAATTAATGTAGCTAGACACTACATAGTGAACGCATTAAAAAATGGGGAAACGCGCGTTAGTAAAGGTTTTGCTTTTAGATATAAAAGCGATAAACCATGGAATACAAATTTTACCACGTATGAATGTAGTGCGAAGTGCATTTCCGCTACTCACTTAGAAACAAATAAGGTTTTGACATTTTCATCATTACGTGAAGCATCGAAGTATTTTGATATCGATAAATCACGTATAAAAAATCGTTTAAAAACAAATACGCCTTACCGTTTTTGGGTATTTAAAGAAATTGAAAAATAGTTATATTGTTTTACTTATATGCTGAGCCACTTTAATTAGTAATAGTTAAAGTAATCTTTTCTAACTGACGGGAACATCTTGAGAGTCATTTCTACTAAACTAATATTAGAAATTTATTAGTGGCCAGAATAATTACCTGGGTATAGTAACAAAGAAATGAATTAGACAATCCGCAACTAAGATCCTACAGTAATATATTATTATCATGGATAAAGCTCAACGACTAACCGAGTTATGCCGGTGTAGGGATCTAGTGATCTCGAAATGGAAAGCATCCTATCTTAGAAATAATAGGATGAAGATATAGTCTGGACGTGCATGGAGACATGCAGCAGCTTAGCCGCTCGTGAGAGTCGCTGTAGCGGGTTAGGAATAACGAACCTAATTGAACACATCGGGAAAAGGGATTATATGCCAACTATATCCAGCTGCCAGCATGCCCGTAGATAGCGAGGGTAACAGAGCCGATATTATAATGGATCCAAACTCTACTATTTCACGGATGAATTTAGGTAGGATTTATGAGATTTATACAAATGCCGCTAATAGAGACACTCACAAATTAATTTGTAAAATATTAGGTGTAAAAACTTTTTCCAAAAATGCGATTAATATTTTAAAAACTCTAGATATATCCGTAATCAATAATGCTTTTAATACTTTATTGGATTATTATAAAATAATAACACCAGTAATGTACAACTGGTATATAGAAGGTAAAGTAACTGAATCCCATATAGAAGTTTTATCACATATAGTAGAACATGGTGTTTATTTACATCTACCACCAGATAACCAACCAGAGTCAATTGACATCGTGGAACAAATTGAAAATAGTATTTATAAACCAACATATGGCCCTGTTTCATATATTGGTAATTCGGGTAAATTAGTGACGACTAAAAACCCAGTTAGAATTGCTTCTATGTATTTCATTTTATTAGAGAAAACTGGAGACGATTGGGCAGCTGTATCTTCATGTAAACTGTCTCATTTTGGTGTATTAAGTCAACTAACTAAAATAGATAAATTTAGTAAACCAAGTCGCAATCAAGCAGTACGCGGAGCCGGAGAAGCTGAGGTGAGAATATTTTCATCTTACTGCGGTGAGAAATTCACAGCAGAACTTATGGATAGAAACAATAGTCCTAAAACACATAAACACATGATTAATAATCTTATTAAATCAGATAAACCCACTAACATAAAAAGCTTAGTAGATAGATCTGTAATACCATATGGTGGATCTAAACCATTGTCTATTGCTGGACATTATGCAATTATTGGCGGATGGTCATTTCATTATAAATCATACATGCCATTTTGGAAAATATAATTATGTTAAAGATAAATGCAAATAAGTTTTTAAAGTTTTCAACTGAATATCTATGGGAAAATTTAGAAGGTGTATTTATAATTTCATTTGATGATGGTGAATTTTTAACAAATGAAAAAGAAGTAATTTACTCCAGCTATACATGGGATTATCATAGAAGATATCCTAATACACCTCTATTAAAGAAACATCACATTAGATCAGTAATTGGTAATGATAGGATTAGTAGTAAAACACATTTGAAATTAATTGGTAATTGTCTATGGTCGGTTTACGATACGTATAAATTTAATACCGTTGATCGCGTAAAGCTATTAGATGATTTAGCTAGACTAGCATATGAAATAACTAACCATATGTATAACGATATGACTTATCGTCTAGAGGAATATGTAACATCAATTGATATTATAGATTTTATTAATGTTGCTAAACATCCTAGAATTTTGAAAGCTATGAATGAAGTAGAACCTACACAAAATTCAATTAGTTACGTGTATTCTGAAATTAAAGATGTGTTATTCAAAGATATATCTTTAGATAATAACCCGCTTATAAAAGCTACACGATCCAGCATCGTAGATGCAAATCAAGTAATGCAATGTATAGGCCCACGTGGATTTTTAACAGATATTGATTCGAATCAATTTAAGAAACCAATCATGCGTGGGTACGTTCATGGGCTTAGATCTTTACACGACAGTGCAGTTGAATCTAGATCAGCATCTAAAAGTCTAGCATTTTCCACAGGCACTTTAGAAAAGAGCGAATACTTTTCGAGACGACAACAATTGATTTGCCAAAATGTTAAAAATTTACATATGGTAGACTGTGGTAGCACTCATTATTTATTATGGAAAGTTAGAGATGCTAAACCAGAAACTGCTGAAGATGATATTGATCAAGTTTTTGATGTAGATGCAAAAGAAAACGAGTATTTTAATAAAACAAATCAAAGCGACTTAGCTACAATAGCTGGAAAGTATTATTTAGATGAATCAAGTAATACTTTAAAAGTAATTCAGAAATCAGATGCACATTTAATTGGGCAAACAATTAAAATAAGATCTGTTGTAGCTGGATGTATGCATCCTGATCCATCGGGTGTTTGTGAGGTTTGTTTTGGTGAAACGTCATTAGCTATACCGGCTAAAACAAATCTAGGTCACGCTACTTGCGTATCTATGACTGAAAAAATCTCACAAATTGTTTTATCTATTAAACATTTAGATGGGAATGCTGCTGTCGAAGGTATAGTATTAAAACCATATGAAAGAAAATATTTAACGACTACATTTAATAGTAATCTCTATTACTTAAATAAAGATATTAGAGACAAAAAGCCATGCATAATTATTAATCCTGAAGGGGCGTTTGGTTTAACAGATATTAATTTAGTAGATGATATTGAATCTTTAAATATATCTAGAATATCTGAATTTAAAAGTATAACTGTATCTACCAGTGATAATAAAGGTACGGATATAATTACATTAGGAGTTAGTATCGGTAAACGATTAGCTAATATGACACATGATCTTTTAAAGCATATAAAAGACAATGGTTGGAGTGTAACAGATGATGGTCTATACTTAATTGATATGAGTGGCTGGGATTATAGTTTGCCTATACTTTCATTACCAATGAGACATTTTTCTATGGGTGACCATATGCATGAGATAGCAGAAATGCTAGAGGCCACTGTGAAAGATATGAAATATAGAGATAGCGTAGTGTCACCTACTGCGATGTTAATTGAATTTCATGACTTAGTAAATAGAAGGTTGTCAATTAACTTAGCTATATTAGAAATAGTTATATATAGTAGCATGATTGTATCAGCTAGTAATAATGACTACAGTTTACCAAAACCATGGACAGATTCAGGCTTAGGGGTAATGAGATTATTATTGAGCAATAGAAGTTTGGCACCATCCATGGCTTATGAAAGACACAAGACAGCAATCACTTCACCAAGTAACTATATCAATATAAATAGACCAGATCATATTTTTGATAGCCTAATAGCAAATACGTTTTAATGCGTACTAAACTGAGCAGATACCTCAGTTTAGTATCTACTCTTTTTTAATTATGAAACATTTAAAAATTACTGTATATTCTCATCATTTCTCGGTAACCGATTTAACTGAGCGAGCTAAACAATTATGTTTAGCTTTTTGTAGACAGTTTGTACAATATGGATTTGTACCTGTAAAAGGAACAATGGTAAGAACACCTGTAAAAGTATTTGCTAGTGCTACTGTTGATAGAGGTGAATTTAGATTTCATATAAATTGTTTAAATAACTTTAAACAAAATTTAGTTACAAAAAATTGGACTGAATTCATGTATGAGATAATTGAAGTTCCAATGTACGAACCAGCTAAAGTAGAATTGATTATGAAACCACAGTGGGTGGCTAGAGATTATCAGGTACCAATTATTGAATATCTCCAACAACAGTTACCAGTTTCTAAATTAGTCGGTATAGCTACAGGTAGGGGCAAAGGATTCGTTAGTTTAATGGCTATGTCAAAAATAGGTCAAAGAGTTTGCATTATAGTTAGAGCTTCATATGTTGAAAAATGGGTAGAAGAAATATTAGCTACTTATGAAATCAATAAAGAAGATATCTTACTGATCCAAGGCACCCCATCATTAATGAAATTATTAATGATGGCTAAAGAAAATAGAGTTACTGCTAAAATTATCATTATCAGTAATATGACTTTTAACAACTGGATGAAGCAATATGAAAAATTTCAAGAAGATACACTTGACATGGGATACGATATTCTCCCGTTTGAATTTTTTGAAAGACTTCAAATTGGTGTACGACTGATCGATGAGATCCATCAACATTTTCATGGGTGTTTCAGAACAGACACTTTTACACATGTTCCTCAATCAATAGCTTTATCAGCTACCATGATCTCCGATGATCCGTTTATTGAAAGAATGCATGAGTTAGCATACCCTGTTAGAAATAGATACAAGGATACACAACTAATTAAATATATACATTCTCACGCAATACACTATCGGTTTAAAAAACCAGACCTAATTAAAACTACTGAATACGGTAGTAATAATTTTTCTATGGGTGCTGTAGAAAAAAGCATCATGAAACATTTTCCCACTATGAAAAACTATTTCGATTTAATAAATTATGCAATTGAAATTAGTTATTTAATGTGTGAACGAAAGAATAAAAGAATGTTAATATTTGCTTATTCTGTTGATTTAATATCTGATCTTGTCATATATTTAAAAAAGAAATATCCTCAATTTGATATCAGGAGATACGTAAGCGAAGATGAATATTCTAATTTAATGGAAGCTGATATCTGTGTGTCTACATTAGGATCAAGTGGAACTGGCGTAGACATTAAAGATTTAACTACTGTGATATTAACAACTAGCGTAAACTCAATACAGTCGAACGTGCAAGGGTTAGGTAGATTAAGAAAATTAGAAGATGGTACCCCTGTAAACTTTTATTACTTTGTTAGTGACGATATAGATAAAAGTGTACAATACCATTATTCAAAGAAAACAATGTTGTTAGAAAGATGTGCTACATTTAATGAAATATATAGTGGATATGTAGTTTAATGTGTTTGAACTTACATCATACACCCTAATACCGTATTTGGTATTAGGGTGTATGATAGTGGTTATTTCTTTTGTATTAAAATATTCAATTCCAGATTTTTTCAGTCACATATAACTAATTTGAGCAAGTATGTGTATTACGAACTCAAGGTATTTGGTACACCTTTAAAGTGCCTATTTCCTAAATGGAGTTGAAAAATGGCAGTTGGCTATATACTTTTCGTGGATGGGTCTTTTTATAAACATATCGGCCTAGGCCGATTCATCCGCCTCCCTGATTGATAATTCGCCTACCATTGGGCGTTGTACAATGGTTAAAAAAGATCTACGGATTTTTTTTTTGTGTCAAAGTAGTTAGAGACAATGAATTTATTTTTTTGTCATGTTTAAAGAATCTATTACTTCACTAGTAGTGTTGTATTCTTTTTGTAATCTAGTAGTACAGTCTGTCATTATGTAAACAGCGATATCGTGAGGTAAGTCAAGATAATCTGTCAATGATAAACCGTAATGAGTATATACTTTTCTATCAGCATACAGTTTGATTACTTCATACAACCTACTTGGATCACATACATTCTCGGCATCATGTAAAGCTACTGAACTTAAAGGTCTTTTAAGTTCAGGGTCAAACACGGATTGCTCATACATTTCCTGAGCAATATAATCATGAATACCTTGTGAGTTTTCATATGCCTGATGTAACAGTGATTTACTAGATACACTATCAGTCTTTTTTACTTCTTTTAAAACTCTGACTAATAAACTATCTTCTTTAATCTCTAGACCGAAGTTTTGATCACTAACATGTACTCTTTCTAGCGCGCTTCGATCTTCCTGAGTCTTGCTATTAAGAGGGTAAAAAAAGTTTGGACAATATCCAATGGAATCAGATTTGGGTGACGAACATATTCTTTAGTAGGAACTTGTTCACCTCCACAATTTGGACAAGTGAATGTAGGAATAGCAATCAAAGAAATTATAGACTCATCTAAATACTCTGCTACCTTATCCATGAAAGATACTCGAATTTTATCACTAGCCGTAAGATCATTTAATACTTCTTCTAGTGTATCAATATCATCATAAACATCGCCAGCTACTTCAATTGATTCTACAAAATGAGAATACTGCCTCATGACAGTAGCTTTACCCTGAGATAATAAATAATCATCTCGTTTGGATTCGTCTTGAATCAAAGCTTTACCATAACTCTCTTCAATAGTATTTACCCAACGATATCCGGAATCAATATGCTCGACTATTGTAGGTATTTTAACTGTAATATTTACCTGATCAGATAATGTAATTTTTTTCTTTTGCCCACGAATAAATTCATCACCATATCGTTTTAAACTATCCGTATCCATACTACCGCGCTGACGTTTAGTCATGTGGTTAATTTGAAATTGCGTAAGTGATGATGTATCGGTCCAAAGAAGTTTAGTTAAATCTAACTTTTCTTTTACAATGTGATTACATTTTTCTGGATCAGAAATACATGGCCGCGTGTATTGGAATCCATTAGGATAAATACTACAAGCTAAACCCCATAATAAAATAGGCAGATCTGGAGTCTTAATATATTTACGAATATTATCACCATCTTTAATAACCAGTGATGACTCATACATATTTTCAATGCAAAAATCTAAAATAATTTTAGATGTGTATGATGTATTATTAGAGAATAATAAACCATAACTCGATCTACCTAATGTAATTTTCTCAGCTGTAATCTGTCTATATAGTTCTAATAGATCACCTTCACTAGGAGCTTTAATTCTAATCCAGAATCCACTATGCCACAATGGAACATTAAAAATTACGCCTAATTTAAGAGCCTGACGAATTCGTAATCTAGCTCTTTCTCCAGTAAATTTATTAGCTTCATTAGATTTAAAAACAGGAGCAGATGCTGTCAAAATACCTTGTTGTGAATCCACACCCTGTACAAAGTTTGCATCATCTCTATACACTGTTCTATTTAAACCATTACTATATACCACTGTCTCTAATCCAGCATTAACAGCACCGATCCATTCTTTACCTTGTTGTGTTTCTGCTAGCCTTGTTCTAGGTATATCTTTAATAAGAGATTCCGTTACCTTCGTAGTATTGCTTGGCATAAAAGCAGTTTCAACACCATATTCAAATGGGTCTTCTAGCTTAGATGAATATGGCGTCTGTTCAGTAAAGTTTACTTTATTAATTACTTTCTTTACTTCTGGAACTGGGGTTGGATTAATAATTGGTTTAGCAATTTGTTCAATTGGTTTAGCAACCGGTTCATCGTCCAACACTAATGGTTCAGTTTTGATTTCACTCATTGGGCACTTTCAGTTAATTGTTCTGTAGGTGTTTTAACTTCTACATCGGTTATTACGTTTACGTCTGTAGCTTGTTGTTCAGCTACTAGCAATTCCTCTACTGTACCAATCTGTTCTAAAATAAAAGAAACAGTTGGAATAATATTAGCTTCATATACCTCTAAGGCTTCAGCGTATTCACCGTGAATTTGTAGTAATGACATATGCTCGTCAGCAGTACTAGTTCCTCCAGTTTTATCAGAATGTTTAGAATATATATTATTTAAACGATCAACATGTTCATTCAAATCTTTTGATAATATATTAATATTATCAGCTAAAGCAACATGATCTTTAACCTTCTTAACTTTACTGCCATCTTTTACAAATTCAACCAACACATCTCTCAGAGTACCTTCTACATGTGCAATTGCCTCCATGCTACTATTGTAATGTTCATGAGCTACATCCCAAAAATTATTAACTAATGCTGCTTTATCTGCTTCTTGTTTAGCTTTCAATTCCTCATCATGAGCTATCCTGTTTTTATCTAATACACGTTGATGCACTTTACTTAATTTAGTTGACATTACCTATACTCCAAAAATATTTAATTAGTTTTATTTTTGTCAATCATTTGACAAACCTAATATGAATTTACCGTTTTACTGGTACAGAATATATTACTAACTGGATTTATTTTTAGAAAAGAGAGAACGATGATATACTCAGAATTACGAAATTATCTTATATATATCACGAGTGATGACATTGTGGAACTTTTTGATAAAGCTACTCATGTTTTTGATAAATACAATGTTGAAGATTACATGAACGATTTTAATAACATAATTAATAATAATAGCGAAGATGACTCAGTCGTACATCTAGATAAATTAAGATTTAAATTAAAAAGTATTTTAGAAAGTTTATTAGATTTACAAGGCGTAATATTAAACGATGATTGCACGTTATTTCAGTTAATTGAAATAACAGACGCTTTATACGAAATACCTTTTTATAACGATAAAATAATATTACAAGACGTTTTAGAATCCGATGAATCGGATGATATTAAGTTCTGCCAACTAATGAATTTACAAACAGTATTTACTGTTGAAGAAGTTCTTAGTATGTTGTACAAACTGAATGAAATGTTTATAGATAATTTTAAAAAACAAGTAATTATTGTTAGAGAAACTTATGCTGATTTAGATAAAATTAAAGAACACGTTGATGCCTATACTAGATTTAAAGAGTTAGTGCTTAAACATAATTCTGGTTATAGTGATAAATTCTTTGATCAAGCTAGTAGTATAGGTTTACCATACATAGACTATATTAAACAATACATTGTTGATAAAGCTGGTTTATTACAGGATACAAGTACTGGGTATGTAGAGCAAATAGCTGAAGATTTAGTAGGGCTAACAACGCTATCTTACGATGGTGTAAAAAATCCACTATTAGTTATAAGAAAACATTTAAGTGATATTTATCCAGATATTACAGATACCACTAAAGTAGATATTGCAATATCTAAAGTAGTGCTTAAATTTACTCAGTGAGGGTATAATGAGAATTAACATTTTTAGTTATTCAAAAGAATCGCTACATGAAGAAGTGGTAGCTAGAGTAGTAAACACACCGCCGCCAATTGTAGACGGTAAAGCGTTTATAGAAAAAGAATATGTTTTATATGCTAAAATAGCAAATATCGCTATTTTAGATAAAGCGGAAAGTTTTTGCTTACAAGAACAATGGGAAGTTAAAGTGCCTAAAATGTTTGATAACTTTACAAGTGGCAGAATCAGAGTAAGAAAAACAACAAGTGGTGATAAAATTAATTATGTATTAGCTACTAAAATTAAAGTATCAGAAGGTAATAAAGAAATAGAAATAATGGCCAGTGAGGATATGTTTAATCAATTTAAACTGATAGCCACTACAGGTATGAATAAAAAAAGATATATATTTCCTATAGAAAATTCAATACTCAAATGGGAAGTAGATGTTTTCATTACACCGGATGGCGATACTTCTGAATGGGTAAAGATTGATTTAGAGGTATTGGAACCAATACCAAAATTACCACAATTACCACCTGGGTTTACTAATGTAATTAGTAACCAAGGTAGTAATCAAACAGATGAAGAGAAAAGAAAAATACAAGATTTATATAATACTGTATTTTTAAGAAAGAATGAACACTTGGATTCACAAACATAGATTTAAATTCTATGATACGTCGATTATTTAATTTTTTTAAAAGGGTAACTCATGTCAAATCTAGTCAGAGCCAGAAATCGTCAACCGTTTGATTTTCAAGACGGTTTAAAAATTATGGGTATAGATATTAACACTAAAGTGAATACTTTAGTTCAAGCTTATTTAGATAATAAGAATTCCAGTGGACTTACTTCAAGTCAAATTACAAATGCATTAGGTTTCACACCTGTTAATAAAGCCGGTGATAATATTACAGGTAATCTATCTGTATCTGGAACATTAACGGCTAACGGTGACATACTAAGTACTAATGGTAATGTAACTGCTTTTTCAGATGAAAAGCTGAAAAAAGATTGGACTACTTTACCTAATAACTTTATTGAACAATTATCTAATATAAAATCAGGCATATATACTAGAATTGATACAGGCACTAGACAATCAGGCGTATCTGCACAAGATTTAAAAAAGATATTACCTGAAGCTGTTATAGGTGAAGATACGTTGTCAGTAGCTTATGGCAATGCAGCCATGGTATCAGTGGTAGAGTTAGCAAAAGCCAATGTAAAATATGTGAATATGCTAGACCAATTATTTTCTGTGATTAAAGTATTGGAATCTCGTGTTGAAAAATTAGAAAGATAAAGGATTTTTTATGACACTTCAATCAGCAGGCCCTATTTCAATGGGGGATGTCAGAAGAGAACTAAATGCATCAGGAACTACTAGTTTAAATTTAACAACCGTAAGAACATTATTAGGTAAACCATCTGGTACAATTTCTCTGAGAGATGCATATAGAAAAAGTGCAGTTTTTGTATCTGGTTTACCAGCAGCTCCACAAAATGTAAGTGTTAGAGACATTTCACACAATGGAGCAACTATAACTTGGAGTGCAGTTACAGGTGCACAAAGTTATACAATAAACTGTGGTGGTCAACAATCATACAGTACAAGTAATTTAACACAAGTTGTTTATGGGCTAAACGCTAGCTCACCTTATACAGCATACGTTAATGCGGTAAATAGCGTTGGTCCTGGAAATTCAGGGTATATAAGTTTTAATACAAATAATGTCCCCATAGTAAAGCCAGATGCGCCATTAAACATTATCATTTCAAATTTAAAACAAACTTCAGCTACTATCAGTTGGTCTGCTTCAGTAGGCGCAACTAGTTACAGGATAACGTGTAATAATGAAACATATACAACATCCAGTACATCGCAATACATATACGGTTTAACTGCAAAATCATCGTACCCTGTATATGTATACGCCATTAACTCAATGGGTGAAAGTTTTAGTAATAGCACTTTTAACACACCAGATAATGAAGTAGTAAAACCAACTACACCTACTAATATATCTGTCTCAGCTATAACAGAAACAACTGCAAACGTAATGTGGGCCGCTGTTTCTGGCGCTACTAGTTACAAACTTGTATGTAACAACAGAGAATATACAACATCTAGTATTTTTTACACAATTACTAATTTAACAGCTAAATCACATTACGTTGTATCTGTTACAGGCGTAAACACAGCTGGTGTCGGTAGTTCTGGATTTGCTGAGTTTGATACAAAAGATGCGGCCATTGTGAAACCAAATGCCCCAACAAATGTAAGTTACACTAGCACAGATATTAGTGCAGTTATTATTTGGGGACCTGTATCTACTGCAACAAGCTATACAGTCACGTGTAATGGTAGAACATATACAACGACATCCACATCGCAAACCGTAGATAACCTAACTGCAAGTACTACATATCCAACATACGTCGTAGCTTCCAATGGTGGTGGCGATAGCGCATCTTCAGGATTTGTACAGGTTATTACAAAAGTTGCTGTACCGGTAAGACCTTTGGCTCCTACAAATATTACAGTTATACCATATACAACATACGCCACTATTAGATGGGATCCAGTAACTGGTGCCACTAGTTACAGAACAACTTGTGACGGTAAAAACTACACATCTACAACACCACAAAGAGACGTGTCTTCATTATTAGCCAATACATCATATACAGCGTATGTTTATGCAAGTAACACTGCCGGTGAAAGTATCGGGTATGGATTAGTTAATTTCATGACAATAGATACGACAAAGACAGCACCATCGGCACCATTAAATGTTATTAATAACTCATCAACAACTACTACAGCAAGAGTATCATGGGATGCACCGAATACAGGCTCAACACCATTTACTTATACTGTAACATGTAATAATAGAACATACGTAGTTGATAATGGTTCTAGACTTATAGATATTATGTATTTATCGCCAGGTTTACAATATACTACCACCGTTACTGCAACAGGTCCTGGCGGCACTGGTCCAGCTGGTTACTGCGTAGTAAATACTCAAACTGCAACTTTATCACAAGTAACAAACTTAAGAGTTGAAACAGCATTAACAAATGAAGGCACTATACGCTGGGATGCAGTAACTGGAGCAATCAGTTATAACTTTACTTGTAACGGAACACCTTATTATCCAGGCAATACTACATCTCAGAGGGTAACTGGATTGACAGCTAGCACAGCTTACACTATACTTGTGTCGGCTACAAACGGAACATCTACAAGTTCTCCTTCTAGTTGTATACTAAATACACTTGGTGTAGCTGTTGTTATACCAACGGCACCTATGAATGCGCGTGCGTCAAATATACAAACAACATCAGCTACTATCTACTGGGATTCTCCGGCTATAGGTACGCCACCATTTACGTACGTAGTAACATGCAATGGTTTAACTTATGCAGCTACATCAAATTATTCGCAAATTGTAAGTAATTTAAGTACAGGCACTCAATATACAGCTTCAGTTACAGCTACAAACACTAAAGGTACATCTAGTTCTGCAGATACCAGATTTACCACAAGTATTGTAAATGTTGTTGCTCCAGGAGCACCTACATTAAATACAATTACTGCTGGGTCAACTAATCAAGCAGTTGCCACATGGTATCCGTCTACAATTGGTGGTGCTGTAGCTAGTTACTCTATCACAATAAACGGTTACGAAACAACTGGTGTAGTATCACCTTATACATTTACAGCTACTAATGGTAATACTTAT